TGGTGACACCCTTGGTGACACTGTCGCGAACCTCGTTACCGCCCTCAACGCCAGCAGCACCGGCGGCTTCTCGGCGCTGACGTACGCGGCGGAGCCTCCGACGCCCGTCGGCGGTGGCAGCGGCGCCGATACTGTGCTGATCTCCGATGACACCGTCGGCACTGCCGGCAACTCTGTCGCCATCACGTCAGGCCCCGCTTCCGCCGGCATGACGAAGTCGGCCGCGACGTTGCTCGGTGGCACCGCCTCGGCGACGCTCATCACCGGAGCCAAGTGGGTCACGAGCGCAATCGCCGGCCAGCTCGCGATCGTCTCGCTCGGCATCCAAGGCTAATCAATCCGCGAAAATCCAGGGCTTGTTCTCAAGGAGCAAACAACCATGTTTTACGACCTGTTCACGCAAGACACCCAGCAGCAGGCTCTTGGGTTTCTCGTCGCTCAGACGAGCTACATAGAGCCGCTTGTTTATCGGATGAAGTACCCGGAATTGAATTACCGGGAGCTTGTGCCGATTGACGCGACAGCGAGCGAGTGGGCCAAGTCGATCACGTTTTTCAGCGTCGACATGGTCGGCAAGGCCGACTTCTTCAACCATCTCGCGCGTGACATCCCTCTTGCCGACATCACTCGCGGCAAGCATGAGGTCGGCATCGAGATGGCGGCCATCGGCTATCGCTACACGACGGAAGAGCTTGGTCAGGCAATGATGGTGCCTAATGTCAATCTCTCCGCCGACCGTGCGGCGGCAGCGAAGCGTGCTTCCGAGGAGTTCATTCACAATGCGGCGCTCTACGGAGAGTCGCGCAAGAACTGGCTCGGGCTCACCAACCACACGTCGCCCGTCGTCATCAACGCCGCGCACACGTGGGCGTACGACGTCGCTCAGTCGACACCACTCATCCAAACTATTCTGCAAGACGTCAACGGCGTGCTGACCAACGTGTGGCAGGCATCGCTGACGGTGGAAATGGCAGACACTCTGCTGATGCCGCTCAACGCAATGTCGCTGCTCTCGATCACGCAGCTGACCAACACCACCATGAACCTCATGGAGTGGGTCGCCAAAAACAATATCTACACTCAACAGACCGGTGGCGCTCTTACGATCCGTGGCGTTCGCGGTCTCGACACTGCCGGCGCCAGCGGCAACGGTCGCATGATCGCTTATCGCAAGGACCCTGAGATTCTCAAGATGCACGTCCCGATGCCGCATCGCTTTCTGCCAGTGTGGCAGACTGCGCCGCTGGTGTTCGACATTCCAGGCATCTTCCGCTTGGCCGGCCTCGAAATCCGCCGTCCCGGCGCCATGCGTTACCTGGATGGCATATAGCCTCTTGACGGTATCTAACCGTCTCGTTCACTGAAGGAGAATACGTAATGCCCGACGAGCAGAGCCTTATCGTCCCTCCGCAATTTGGACCGATGAATGCACCAATGCGGATGGAGCCATCGAAGGAGCGTCTCGCTGCTCCGTCTTCGCAAGTGACGGTGAAGAATACCAGCGAGGCGCAGACCCACATCGTGGTCGACCGCTACAATGTCGGTCACGAGCTGCGCCCTGGCGAGAAGCGCAACATGGAAATGCTCAATGACGAGATCGAAGCATTTCGCGAGTTGCGTCGTCCTGATCGTTTCTATCCTGCCAACGACCCCACCAAGCCGGGCCGCCTGAAGCCCCCGCATCCACTGGTAATCGAAGGCATCAGCGAGAACCCGGAGCCGGCGGAGTTCGAGCAGAGACGCAAGCGTGCCTGATGGCAACCGTCGAAGACGTCACAGCATTCAAGGCGAAATGGTCGGGCGCGTTTAATGCCGTGCCCGATGGAGACGTCGCTGCGGTTCTTGACGAGACTGATATCTGGCTCGATTCTCGGCAATGGCAGCCACGTGACTTCCCGCTCGCTCGCATGCTATGGGCCGCGCATAGCTTGCAGTTGTTTCAGCTGCAGCGCTCTTCTGCTCTCGGAGCGGCGACAGGTCTCGGTTCCGCCGACCTGTTCGTGCGTTCCGTTGGTTTCGGCGAGCGGCGTGTGATGTTCGGAGAACGTAGAATAGGGCGTGAATCTGCCGCTGGTGGTCCCGGTGACAGTTTGCTGCAGACCACGATTTATGGGCTCCAGTTTCTGCAGCTGCGTGCTCGCAATTTTCCGGCAGTCTTGACGGTGTGACATGGGATGGCGCGATCTCGAACGCTTCATGGACATCATCGTCGATGAGTTCTTCGCGGAACCCATCGAGCTGCACCCGTGGATCGCCGCTGATTACAACGATCCCGGACACGCTGATTCTGCTCGTAAGGTCGTGAAGACGATCGGCTGTTACGTGATGCCGGGTGCGAAAGCTGTTGGCGAAAGCGGCACTGTTTCATCTGGCATGGCGGCACGCACGGTGGAGAATTCGGTGTGGGTCTCCATCACCGAAGACAACATCGGCGACATCAACGCCTGGAAGCAGCACGACCGCGTTTATTTGCCGGAACGCAACGCTTGGTTTTCAATTGAAAAGCCGGTGCCTTCGGCGACCGGTCGTCCACAGTTTGATTTGATCCGACTGCAGGTGGGATCGCTGTGAGCCTATTGCGCCCAATCCTGCGGACCTGTGCCGTCGGAGCGCTGCGCGACCGTACGTGGGCTGAAGCTCGTGTTTTTGACAGTGATCAAAGCCCGCTTGCTGAAGCTATCTTAGGGACGGCGGCGAAACCTTACATTCTGGTCTACACCGACACCGACGACCGCGTGCCTCCCGGCGGCAGCGAAATCTACAATGGCATGGGGCGACAGCTTTCGTTGGCGATTGAAATCGGTGTCGCATCGGCAATTCGCAATGACGCCGGCAACATCATTATTCAGTTCGCAGCCACCGATGAAGGCATGGAGCTGGCTTGTGATGTGATCGAGACGCAGGCTGTTGCTGCACTCTGGGGAGACCCGAAGTCGCCGTGGGGCGATCTGATCAAGCGCATCGTGACCAAGATTGTGCGCATGCCATCGCGTCGCGGTGGCCAGGGAGAGCGCGGTGTGCGGTGGGCTGCCAGACGAACGGTGTTCGTATGCAGCACGATCGCCGATATTCCTCCCGGCGTGCGGCCGGCCGATACGCATCCCGTGAGCGACTTCATTCGTCTCGCGCGTGCTCACCCGGAGCTTGGAATTGTCGACGTGGCGACGATCATGGAGAAACTGTTCGACGTGACGCAGGCACCCGACTGGCGCGTGGCGCAAGCCTACCTTGGACACTCGACGGAGGTGACGAAGAATCTCGTGGTCGAGGGCACACCGCTGCCGTGGGGTGACGAACACGAAGTACCAGTCGAGGAGCAGCCGTTCGACGCGATGCAAGAACAAGACGAGTATCCTCTGCAACTCGAAGAGTTGACGCTTGCCGATGATCCGTGGGCCGACGTCAAGATGATGGCGGTACCGCTTAAGGTGAAGTCACCGTCATTTGGAAAGCCCGGCAAAACGTGACGCCATCAATTCACGTAGACGCCGACGATTTGCTCCGCTGGGCTCGCTACCTCGAAACCATTCCGCGGAAGACGAGGCCGGCTGTGGCTCGCGCCCTCAACGTAGCTGGTGAAGGCATTGTAAATGGTGTCGTTCGCTATTTCGTCGATAAGAATGATTGGCCAAGCGACGTCGTCCGCAATATGATTATTGTGAAGGAGGCCACTCCAGAGAACTGGACGTGGTCGATGGACGCGACAGAACTGTCACCGCAATCTTATGAGTGGTCGCGACCGTGGGAGGCGCGCGACAAAGGCGATTTCGACAAGCAGGCGCTGGTCAAGATCATAACGTCAGGTGACGAAAGTGTCTGTCCGGTGTGTACCGATGCAGCGGAGCATTCTCCTTACACCATGGAGGAGATTGCCGCGCTGCAAGCGAAGTGGGCAAACTACGTTCCCGATGAGGGTATCATCGCATCGTCATTTCGTTCTAATCTGCTGCACCCGAATTGCATTTTGCCAGGGATGATGGTTGAAGGAGATGTGGTTGCGGCCCTACGATCCAAGTATGTTGGGGAGGCTGTTGAGATAGTTTCGCGGATCGGAACTAAACTCACCGTCACCCCTAATCATCCCGTGTTTACCGCAGGTGGATTGGTCGTGGCAGGATCGATTCGTGAGGGAATGAAGTTGCTTGCAAATACGAATGATGTCAGGGTTTCTCCCCGTGTTAATTCTAATAAGGCACCAGTCCTGGTCGAGAATGTATTTGCCGCGTTTGAGCATGAAGGCTCGGTTCTTGTTGCCGCCTCCGTTGACGACCTCCACGGCGATGCGAAATTTGTCAATGGTTATGTCAACGTTGTATTCTCCGACAGGCGTTTGCTGCGACACGTGGTGACCGAGCTTACGAAGACGCTCGGTTATAGATTTTTCGTAACGCCCGGTGTGCAGCAATTTTTCGTAGCGGGTCTTGGCCCGAGCGAGCTTCGTCGAGAACGTGTCGTGCTGACCGCGTCTACCTTTATGCGCGCCGGCAACTTGCTTCGTTTTCGCAGTCTTGGACATCTTGGACCATTTGATACGCTCCGCCTCGGATCGGCCGCGGATTTGGACGTTGTGGTGAATAAGGAAATTGCGCAGAGTCATGCGGACTATGCCAAGTTTCTCAGCGAGCTTGTTCTCGGAAGTGCCGGACACATACAGCTTGATGATGTGATCGGGGTTAGACGGTTTAAATACGCGGGGCATGTCTATGACCTCCAGGCGGCGACTGGCTGGGTCATAGCAGACAACGTCGTTATTAGTAATTGTCGATGCATCGTGCAGTCGTGGGAGATGACGCGGCGTTTGCCGGTGACGTTTGGCGATCAAGCTGGCGCTCCTCCTGAGTTGTTCACGGTTCGACAACTTGGTGAAGCGGTAGCGCACGAACTGTCAGTCGTGGTGAAGGCGACATGATCTTCAATCAGTTTCACCGTTTGCTGTTCTCTGTAGCGGAAGCCCAGCGCAAGGCTGGTGTTTCTGATCGCATGGGCTACGTGCACGAGGTCAAGCAGGAAGGCGGCGAGCAGAAAATGCGCGCCGTCATCGGCTTTCGTCCTGACGGTTCGAAATTGTTGTCGCCGTGGCTGCACAGCACCGATCAACGTGGCGCGACCAGCAAGCAGGAGCAGTTCAAGAAGGGCCAGAACATCCGCGTCAGCGGTACTGATGGCGATTGGCGGCAGGCGACGATCTCCGCCGCGCACGAAGGCAGGTCGTTCCCACAGCCAAAGCACGCACCGGAGATTTATGGTAACAGCTTCCAAGCCGGCAAGCTAAGGCGTGGCGAGATACTGCCGAAGGACGACGATGATGACGGTCAGGGAAGCAGTGGAGTTGGCGGAAGCTCTGGCGGTTCTAGCGGTTCTTCTGCTGGCGGGAGCGGTGATAAGAACCACCGACACGAGCTTTGGATTGCTAAGGAAGACGATAAGGCGCCGAAGCACCAGGACCAACAGGATTCGCCGATAGACGGTGGCAGCGGACAGTCGTCGCAGGCTGAAGGTCAGCAGCAACAGCAAAAGAAAAAAGCCGAAGCAGCTGTGATGGTGAGCACTGATGAGAAGGACGGCTACACCGCTCGCATCGGCGAAGGCGAAAAAGCGGTACGCGTCGCCGCTCACGAGAAGGGGTTCAAGGGTCGCGCTGGCGAGACCTATTACGCCGCGGAGAAGGACAAGGACGCGATCAGTAACGCGAAGGGCGACAATCACGTGCAGGCGGATCAGAATGTCTACGTCGATTGCGCGCAGCCTTACGTGTGCAAGCCGTGGAAGATCAAGTCGAACCGGAAAAAGGAAAGCATTCCAAACGACGATAAGCTAAATGGAAAATCTGGATCAGGAGGAGGAGGTTAGTCATGCCCGTCTCGGAACGTCATCACTTCGCCGCTCGCAATGCTCCGAAAGAGGCGTTGCAGGTCTATGAGTATGAGATCACCGACCCGCACCATCAACCTGACCTCAACGGTGAATTTGCCGGCGGCAAGGTCTACGTGAAGAATGGCAAACAATACGTGCGCGTCACTGAAGCGCACGCGCGGTTTTACATCGACCAAGGCGCGCTCGCGCGAGTGTAACCAGTGGCGGTTTACACTCTCACTTCCGTAAGCTCTGTTGCAGGTCACCCCGCTTTTGGGGTGGCCACTCTACGAAAGACGCTGACGCCGGTCGGCAAGACGGTCGGCAGTCCGGTTATCGGCGCCGGCAGAATGCTGGCCGCCCTTGGCACAGCAGCTGGTCATCCCGTCGTCGGCACGCCAAAGCTCGATATAAATCAGAAGGTAATGCCGGCGGCGATCGGCGCGATAGCCGGCTCTCCCGTCTTTAAGATTATCGCCATTTCCGTCGCTCGCAAAAATCTACTTGCGTCGACGTACACACCGGCGAGTTCTCGTGTTCCTGTTTTTGACGCACCTATTTTGCGACAGAAGCAGGTGCTGGCGGCAACGTCGTTTGCGGCGCATTCGCCGTACATGGCATCACCGAAACTGCTCGGCGCACTTAAGACGTTAACCGCGAATAATGTAGTGCTTAGTCGTGTGTTCATCAATCCAGCGGCGATGGTGTTCATTCCGCCGATTATCAATTTTCCGCTGATCCCGGTGAACATGCGCGTCAGTGCGCCAGAGTTCACCGACCCTGAGCCAGGAGCCTTCTGGTCCGGTGGAAGCAATATCGACGGGTTACCTACTGAGCCAACAGCGGCCACGCCGTTCTATCGTGAGATCAACGCGATCTGGCCAGA